TCATCAGGTATTGCAGTACCTTTTTCTGCTTTTCTTGTTACATACCAATCAGTAGCACTTAATTTATTATAAGCTGCACCATTTAACTCTGCTATCTTTTTTGCCTTAAGCTGTGCAAGTGTTTCGCTAAATGTTTTACTTTTTACATCATAAATAAATACAGTTCTTTTTTCACCATCTACATCTTCGTAATCATCTATGGTGTGTAGGTTAGATATGTATTGTGTTTTACTATCGTAACTTGGTGTTATGATATCATAGAAACCATAAGACTCTAAAATACTACTATCTTTTTTATCAAAGTTTAAATATGCTTTACCATCAGCCTCAAATTCTGTTGGTAGTTTAGGATATTTAATTATTTTTCCGTTTACTATTCTTGCTTTCATATTATGGTGTTATATCGGTTGCGAATGTGTTAATTGAATAATGTACTAAAGCTGCTGAATCATCATCGTCAATACATACAACTTGTATAACATTTGTTGTAGATGTATCTAAAGAAGCAGATCCTACTTTTCTTATAGTCGCACTTGTAAAATCTGTAGCTAAAGTTATATCAGCACTACTTAAAGTACCACTCATAACAATATCTACTACTTGTCCTAGTTTTAGATTCTGCAAAGTAAGTGTGGCTGTTGCTATGTTACCAGTAAGTAAAAACGTAGTTGCTGCTGAACAGTCTAGGTTTTGATTACCTGTAGCTGAACTTGAAGCCTTTGCTGTGTATCTGTTTTCTAATTTATCGTGAGTTACAGCATTGTTTGCAACCATAGCAGTGGCTACCGTACCTGAATCACCAGTTCCTACAAGTGTACCTGTAAGTGTAGGTAGTGTAAGTACAGCACTACTAGCTGCTGAGTGTGGTTGTGCTTGTAAAGTCTGTGCGTGTGCATTACTAGATTCACAATAGAATTTTACTTTTGCTACAGCACCAGTGCCTGTTTTTATATCTATTTGACCATCTTGTAATACTACACCACCTGAAGTACCGTTACCAGCAGCAGTTACATTACCACTGGTAGTTACTGTTCCTGTTACACCTAAAGCTGAACCATCAAAAGTTAAGTTAGCTTCTGCATTACCATTTGTGCTATCTACAGAAGTAACAACTCTATTGTCACCTTGATTAGCTACCGTATAACTACTACCTGAAGCAGTAAGTTGTCCATTTGATGCACTAAGACCTGTTCCTGCCATAGCTGTAGCTAAATCTGCTATTGACTCTTTTCTTGTGCCATTTGAATCATTGGCATCTATAATAGCAATACTATCAGCAGATACATCTACTGCTGCTGCTGCTAAATTGTTTAAATCTAAAGTAAGTGTAGCATCTCCACTATCTACTCCACCATCTAGTCCAGAATTTGCTGCTGTATTAATGTCTGTAATATCTGCTGCTACAGATAAATCTATTTTACCAGCACCAGTACCATTATCTGTATAAGTACTTGTAATATTGCTTACACTGTTGCTTGTAAACATAGCACCTACTATATCTTCTACTGATTCTTGAAAAGTTGGTGTACCTGTAGATAAATCTAATGAATCACTATAGGTAGTAGAAATACCATATATTTCGTGAAACATCTGTCTTGTAGCTTGAAAGGCAGCTCTGAGAGTATCCCCATCGTTTGCATTAGCTGCTGATCCTACATTTATATTTATTGCTGCCATAATTAATCGTAATTTGTTCTATCTATTGTTTCTAATATTGTATCTATTGTTATGTTAATTGTAGATATAAAAAACTGAGCTGTTTCTGATATAAAAGCTAAAGCTTTATTAAAACCTAAAAATATAAGTGCTGGTAAATTACCCCACCAACTTGTTTCATAAACCTTACCGTAGCTCATTCTTATTCTTTTTAAGATAACCTGAAAGTCTTATTTCGTTCTTCTGTTTTGGTTTATATTGTCCAATTTTTTTTCTTTTCTTCACAGTACCCAACCAGCAAAATTAGAATCCCTATCAGGATGTATTTCTTCATTTTGATTTGTAAAGTACTCAGGAAATTTAGATGAAGCATTAAAATTCATATGATCTATAAATCTATTTGTATAATATTCTGCATAATCTCTTTCTTTAGCTATCAGTGTATCTATTTCATTTTTTTCTACTGTTTGACTGTTTTCACTTTCGTGCTTAAATACACCACCGTTAGATATAGTGTAAGCAGCAAAAGGCAAGTATTCTGCCATAGCATAATGTATCAACATATCTTGTATGAAATCATTAACAAGTGCCAAGTAATCTCCTGACAAAGTACCTGCAACTATATCTGCACTAATTTTATCATATAAATCTGTGCCTAAATAATTTCTAACGTGAATCTCTTGAGCTAATTTTATAAAGTGTATAAATTTATCTGTATCCACCGATCCACTTATAGCAGTGTTTTTTACTAGGTCTTCTCTTTTTATAAATAGTGCTGTTGCCATTATTCTTCAGATTGTTCGTTTATTTCCTCTTCTCTTTCTACATCATCTTTTTTTACACCTGTTTCTTTTTCTACTTCTGCATCTGATATAGCATTGGTTAGATCAGTAAATTCCAAAGGTTGTAGTGTTTTGAAATACAAGTCTAAATCAATATTATTATAATCTAATATTTTTTGTAGTTCATCTATAATTGTTACTTGCATTGGTCTAATAACTGTATTGTCCATAAGTATAGATGCTGTTTCTAATTCTTGAGCATTATTACCTAGACCAGTTTTATCTTTTATTCCTACAAGCATCGGTGAAACTATTCTATGTGAAACCATAACTTTAGTCATAGATTCATTTGCTAGGAACTCATATTGCTGGTAAGCATCAGGTATAGTTACTGGTTCTATACTTGCAGCTAATTCTTTGCTGTCGTTAAACGCTAAAATAAATTTACCTGCATTTGATGTGCCACTAAACTTCTCGTATATAGCTTTTTCTATTTCGTCTCTTTGTTCTTTGTTAGGTGTACCATTATTAAAGTTAATTAACATACTTGGTTGTAAACCATTCTGTATATTATTTATATGATAGTTACCTATCTCTTCTTCTAATTCAGCGTATTGTAAGCCACCTTGATAATCTACTGGTGAATAGTAATAGAATCCTGCCTTGTATGGGCGAATATAAAGTATCTCTATGCCATCTTTAGACATCCCGAATGCTGAGATACGTTTTGGCTCATCATCTTTCCTTATATCCTTCCATTTGGGGTGATAGTAGTAAGCCATTACTTTACCATCTGTAGCCTTTTCAGCTCTTAGTGTTTCAATAGGTATATGTTCTACCTCAAACACCTTTGTTCTATCTTTTGTGTAAATTACCTGCACTGCTGCTTGACCCATCATTTTATAGTCATAGCATACTTTCTTCATACACTCTTTACTAAACAAACTTTGCATTTGCTCATAAGCTTCAGGTTTTTCTTTGCTATCTGAAGCATCTAGTCCTCTGCCATATATCATTTCAGATATACCATTTATTGCTGCATTGTTTGTAGCAGAACCGTTGTATCTATCAATTAAGTATTGAAAGTATTGGTTGTCATCTCCATATTCTATATAATCTTTTCTAGGATTCTCTACTACTTGAGGAGATGTATATGAAGAAAGATTTATTACGTGAACTGAATCTTTTGCTACTATATTTACATTTTTAGCTTTATTTCTATTTCTTGCCATATTAATCTAATACTATAAAATCATTATCGTAATTATCCTGAGTTACATATTCTCCACTATTAATAAAGTATTTATCAAGTGCTGTCTGATCTGTACAGAATATTAGTCCTCTATATATTTCTGTTGCACCATCTTTAACTCTAAACAAATATTGTCTACCCTCTTTAAGTGCAAAGCTACCTGTAAGTTTCATATACCCACCATCGCTAGTCTTAGTTACACTTACTGTAGATGTAGTTCTTTTCTCTTTATCTGTAAGTGATAAAGTAGGTGAAGTTGCATCTGCTCTAGATATAAACTTTAAGAATTGATTATCTGTTGATGTTGTTAAAATGTGCATACCTAAATAACTGTAATATCTCCGTTTGTTTTTAGGCATAAAAAAAGGGATATAAATATACCCCTTTTAATTATCAATACAAAATAAATTATACTGCCACAGGTGTTCCTGTAGTTATCGTTGATAACCCAGAGAATTCACTAAATGGATACTGTGCGTCAGTAGCATCAACAGTCAAGAAATTTGGTGGAGATGTTTCCTGTGCAACAAAAGTATAGTTATATCCGTTGAAATCACCTAAAGCATTTCCAGTAGATACAGTACCTTCTGATAAGTCAGCACCTTCATTGAGACCCATCATAAATGCATTGTCATTTTTGTCAACAACAACAATATGTGGTCTAGCAGCAGCTAGTAATTTAAGTTCTTTGTGATCTTCTTTTGTAAGTTTCTTAAGTGTGATGTTAAGGGTTTGCTCATAAAATACAGTACCATTTTCTCTTGAAGCATTAATAGTTGTCTCAAATGAGTTATTTCCTTTTACTTCATACTTATGTGAAGCTAAGTCATTAGATGAATCACCAGTCAAGTTCGTTATCTCGTCACTACTTCCTAAAGTAACAGTTCCTAAGCCACCAAAGTCTATAAAATATACTTCTTTGATACCTGCAACTACGTCTTTACAAGCTTCAGCACGAGATCTAGTTAAAACACAAGCCATATTTATTTATTTTAGTAAGAATAGTGGGCAGAATCAACCACCCACTTTCTTGTTATTAATTATCTATTAAGTGTAAAGTACTATTTCACTACCAATTCCGTGCTGGATACCAGCAGTAAATCTCATAACGACTCTTACATTTTGAGATCCATCTAGGTCTGCCATATCAATAACTTTTACTTCATTGTGATCTGATAAAAGACCAGTACCGAAGAAAAGGTTTGATTTTTGTGCAGCGACCATAATATTTGTAGGTAAACCTTTTGCTAGTACAACATTGATACCATCAAAAGTTAGATTTCCACCATTGAACCACTGTGTACCTTTGTTATCTGTACCAGCAGCACCAACGTTAGATGAAAATCCACCTAAAGCTCTTACATATGCACGATAGACATTAGATGCTACGTATATAAATAAGTCTTCTTTACCATAAACAGTAGAAGGAATTGCATCAGCTACAGCACCTATTTGTGCAATAACATTAGAAGATGTAACGTCTGTTGCTGTAACATCTACAACATCTGAATCAGCAGCAAGTGTTTGCTTGAATCCATCAAATTGTCCTGCTGTTCCGTTTACACCATTCCAAATATTTGTCTCCATTCTTTGTGCTACTTTGTCTGCTACGTGAGCAATCAAAAAGTCAGCAAAAGATGGTGGTAGATTTGAATATGCTGAGAATCCCATTTGGATAGCTTCCCAATCAGATATAAAATCTTTTTTACATAATTGTAAGTTTACTTGAAACTCTTCCATAGTAAGTATTCTCTCAGTAAGAGTAAGTGTGGAAGTAGGATCAAAGTCGCAAGTAGCATTTTTGACGATATCATCAGTAGCCACTTTCTTAAGCACCTCTTTGTGCTTAATGTTTGGTTTAATTGTTACTAACTCATTAGCTAGTGTATCACCACTAAGTAATGCTGCCGAAATATACTTACCAGCAAATTCACCAGCATAAGTAGTAGTAATCGAAGTTGTTGTTGCCATTTTTAATTATTTTCTATTATTATTTACTTATTCTTTCTAGAACTCTATCTAGTGTACTGATAGGTCTATTCGGATTTCTAAAGCTTACATTAGCTTTGTTTACTTCTGTTTCAGGACTATGTTTGATTGCTTCAGCAGCAGGTTCAGCAGAAAGTTTTTCGATTTGCTCAGACATCATTTTTTTATCTTTGTAAGCTATGCCTAAATCCTCGTCTACTTTCTTCATAAGCTCTGCCATTTTAGCTTCTAGTGAAGATATTTTTTGTTCAAACTCTTCAGTTCTAACATATCCCTCCATCAGTTGAGTTTCTTCAGCTTCTACTTCCGTAGACTCTTCAGACAACTCAGCCTCAGCACTTTCTTCAGAAGCTTCTTGTTTTACTTCTTCAGATAGTTCTTGTTTTGCTTCTTGGTTGTCTTCTTTTACTTGCTCAGATAAATTTTCTGCTACAGCTTCTTCTTCGATGCCTTGAGCTAACTCATCTTCCTTAGTAAGCTTAGACAATTTCTGCAATATTTCATTTAAAATTGTTGTCGCTTTTGGAGATTCCATATTAATATATTTATAAAGTAATTCACGTAATTAATTACTTAATATCAATATGTTTCATTTTTAAGTTCCGTCTCCTGTTATATTGCCTATTCCTTGTGCTTGTAGACTCCCATCACAACACTTAGAATGGTAGGTTATGCCATCAGGACATAAGCATCCTCTTTTACCACCTTTTGGTGAGGTTCTACTTACAGTAGCATTTTTTCTTCTACGTATCATCACTTTTTACTTTTAGGATGTTTCTTAGGTAGTAAATCGTAGTCCGTAGTATATTTAGGATTTTGTGGTCTACCATTTTTTACTAAATATAAAAATGCGTTGGTTCTTGCAAATGCCCACTGCGAAGCAGATCTAACCTTTGGTGAACGACTTGTATTAAAAGCACCAAGTCCTCTTTGATAAACACTAGCCAACATACCTACTGTTACACCATAACCTAATTTAGATTTGTACTTTTCGTTAAATTCATTTGCTTTCTTTTGCAGTGTAGCTCTATCTTTTGCAGATACCTTAGCACCTGTTTTACCTTTTGCAGTTCCTTTAGCTGTACCCTTTCCTTTAGGGTTGGGGTTAGGAGTTCCTGATGCTGGTGCTTTAGGTGATTTTCTAATGCCACCTCTTGGACCTACTTCTGCATAGTAACTTTTTTTTCTTACACATTTACCTGTTTTATCTTTTACAAACCCTTTAGGACATTTTTGCATATCTTCTTTTATGTGTTTTTCACAAGGCATATACCAAATCTTACCTTCATATTCGTGAGTGTGATGACCCTTACAACCTATGTTTTTTGCCATCTCTTCAGCCTTTTCTTTTGTAGCATAAGCTAGTCTATCATCTATAATTGCAAAGTCATCATCTATAACTTGACTTACTAGGTCTATCTCACCTAATTCTTTTAATTTAGATACAGCCCATCTAAGACCAGCTTTACCACCCCAAGCATCATACATTAGTTTACCACATCCATCAGAATATGTTTTTGATACTTCTAAGTCTTTTTTATGTCTAGCTAAAAAGCTTCTCATCCTCTTTATCGTTGATACACTCAAAGGAGATTTTGATGCCAACATCGATGCTCTTCTTTTCCCCACAGCAGTGCCACAAGAACCCCAGCCGTTTTTATCTACATATTCTAATACTCTTTTAGCATTATTTACTACACCTTGTGGATAGTCACTGTAAGATGCAAGTTCTGTTCTTTTAGACTCTATAAAGTCTTTTACTTCAAATAATATTTCTTCTGCTTCAGATTCATCTAATAATTCTGTACTCATTTCTATTTTATCTGTAAAATATCCTTCTATAGAAAAACCTGAAACTTTACCTGTCTTAACATAGTTTTCCCACACATCATCGTTGTTTACTTTCATAGAAACCATCCAAGTTCCTACAGGTAAATCCATATTGTATTTCTTAGACTTATCGTGTACTTCATCTTCTATTATCCAAGATTCTACTACAGACAAACCGTTAAGAGATGCTTGGTGTTCTAGTGTAGATTTATTCTGATTGCCTTTCATAAGAAACAGTTCTGATGCTTTTCTTACTGTATCTTCTGAAAAGTAAATATAATATTCATCATCTTCTGTTTGACGATATATATTTTTGTTTGGCACTAAAGCAGCACCCATTAATATTCTCTTTTCAGTATCTACTTCTGCTAATTGTATTTTATGGTCTTTTGATAAAGCAACAAACTTTTCTTCTATAGCAGGTTTATCAACTATGCTAATAGCTTCTATACCTGCAAGTAATGCTTCTTCGTCTATTATTAATTCTATAATTCTCATATTCCTGCTGTGTTATTTATATTTCTATCTAATTCTTGTTGTGATGTAATTTCTTTACCTACTACAAATGCTTTTACTGGTTTTTCTACTTGTGTTGATATACTTTGTGCTAATTGAGATGCTTGTGATGCACCTACTACATTAAAGTCAGGTGCTGTAGCAGTGATTGATGGTCTTTGTGCTGCACCACCACCTGATTGTCCCTTCTCGTTTACAGAAGTAATAGCTTTGACATTTGCTATACCACTAGCAATAGCTGCTGCTGCTGCAATAGCACCTCTTATTGGTGAACTTTTTGTTGGTATAGGTAAGAACTGCGATTCATAAGCTTTTTGTGCAGATAAATATGTTGATATCAAAGCACTAGCAATAGACAAAAATTTACCTGCTTTTGTCTCTTCACCAGCAAGTTTACTAAATGCAGATAATGCGTTTGCTGTTACATCAAGTCCTTGTATTTTTGCGTTAGCTTCTGCATCTGCTATAGCAATTCTTATCTTTGCTTGTTCTTCTTCAATTTTTGTTTTTTGTAATTCTAATTCAGCTTTTTTATCTACCTCTAAACCACCTGCATCAAGACGTTTTTGTATAGCTGCTTTTTCATTAGCTAAAACAAATCTATCTCTCATCATTCTTACCTCATTCCTTTTACCTTCAATGGTTATGGATCTGAGGTCTTCTTCTAACTCAAAGTTTTGTCTAATTGCTGCTGCTTCTTCTGTAATCTCTCTAGCTCTTCTAGCCCTTTCGTCAGCGACTTGCTCTAATCTAGTATTTGTTTCTTTACCTACTTGAACAATAAAATTATTAAATGAAACCTCTGCTTCTTTTAGTGCGTCATTTTTCTTTTTAGTAAATTCTTTTATTTTTCTTAAACCATTAGCTCTTTCTTCTGCAGATAGTTTATCATCTTCTAATCTTTCTTTTATTTTTGCTACTTTCTCTTTTAACCTTTCTTCTTCTCTTTCTTTAAAGTCATCTAATCTTAATTTAGCTAGTTGCATCCTATTCGCACCAGCTTGTATTATTTTAGTTTCTTCTGTTTTAATGAAACCAGCTAATGCTCTTTCTTGTGATTTAATTATTTCTTTTTCAAAGTCTAAATCTCCTGCTCTGAATTGAGTTCTTATTCTTGCATTCTTTGCACCATCTTTAGTGCTTTTGTCATCAAGCTTTACAAATTGTTGTAATAATAATATTCTTGCATCTAGTTCTTCTAGTTGTTCTTTCTCAAAGTCTAGTATTTCTTGTGCTTTTTCAAGTCGTGTGTCTTGCCTAGTAATTTGTGCTGTAGTACTTTGTGCAATAGCAAA